CAGGACTGAACCATGGGTCTCTTGTATCATCTGTTCTTACACAAAGACCAGCTATGTCACCATTAAGTGGGATATATCTATATACATCATTGTACTTATCGTATTGATATTTCCATCCACTATCCATAACTGCATATGAACTTGGTGTTAATGAGTCAGCAAATGTTTTAACATCATTACTTTCTCCACCAGTATTGTTTACTACATCAGCCTTTTCAGGTGAGCAGAATACTACACAGTCTTTTCTGACATCAGCAATATTATCAATTAGATAATTTGGCCATTGTTCTCCATTAGTACCTCCTCTGGATAATCCAGCTACTACTAATGATATATCAACATCCTCTGGACTCTTGAACAAGTCAACAGCTGATGCTAATTGTCCTATTGCAATTGAAGTTTCATTTGGATTAGTTCCATCTGAACCAACTTGGAATGAAGATGTAAATGGTATTACAGCATTAACATGATTGTTTAATAACGCACCTGTATTTGAATATGTTTGTGCAGCAGTGTTCACATTAGATGTTGCTCTAATATTTGTACCACCTACCCATACCCAATTGGATTGGTTATCTATAACATCTTTATAGTATATTGATTCACCACTTTCGTTCTTTGCATCAGATGCTCTTGATAGACCTTCCCATACTTCTAAAATGTTATCTTTAACACCTGTGATGTCTCCATCTTCATCAGATATTACTATATGTAATTCATCATTAGCAGTATTGTTTGCTACGTTGTTTGACCAGTCAGATTGACCTGGGGCTTTATCAACATTGTCTCTGTATTCCCAGAAACGTGTAACTCCACCTGAATTAATACTATCTCCTACAGTACTGTTTGCACTAAGGTCTGATGATAATCTGTATTTTTGATCTAATGTAAACGATACGTTAGCAGTAAATGTTGTAGTTCCACCTGCATGACTACCTCCAGCTTGTACAGCACTCTTTGCTACAATCTTAGCTGTTTGATAACCAATAGTACTATTACCTAAACGTACTGTGTCTCCAACTGTAAATACTGTTTGTGCAGTAGTCATAGATAAATTAGCACCAACTCTTATAGCATGTGCTGTCTGACCAGAACTATCTCCTGACTCAGTACCTGTTTGACTGAATAGTAATGTATTACTACCAACAGACATAGTTGCTACAAAGTTATTATTAGATCCAGCAACATCCATTGAACTGTTTGTTACACCAGTAAATGTACTTTCAAATGCTAATGGACTATCACATACACTAATTTTTAAACTATTACCTAATGATCCTGGATACTTTGCTATGAAAGCTGATAATGATGCTGTAGATGATAATGT